CGCACAGAACCGCGCCACTGCCTAAAACAAGAGCCGACCCAAAACAAGTTGCTAGGATAAAAGCAATTCGTTGTGGCGTTCTGAGCAAGTACAGGAGCGGTAACGTTACAGTAAGGAGCGCTACCACCAGCACGGAACCAATAGGCAGAAGGACTGACATAAGACGCATACATAATTTTGGACGCAGCATCAGTCGTGGCGATAGAGCCATAATTGATCTGCGAATACTGACCAATCACATAAGCAAGAGACATTTCATCCACGTCAGTACCGGCGAAGGTGCCATCAGTCTTTAACACGTTAGAAGCCATAGGTCCAACAACCATAGTCGCAGAAGGAACATCAACATTGGTTTCTCCAACGTTGCCCATGGCAACGACGCGCATAATAGGGTCCTGGATCTGCGGTTTTGAATAACCGAAATAACGAACAAGACCAGCAGTCTTACCAAGAAACCAAGCAGGTGGACCTGCAAGGGAAGCAAGAGAAGGGACACCCTTAGCCAGCCAGGAAAAAGACCGGGAAACAGCAGAAATGCCCGAAGAAATAGGAAAAGCATCATCTTCAAACTCCTTATTCATGGGCAACTTCTTACCGGACTGCAGGGCAAAAGTAACGTAAGACTGAGCACTAGCACCAAACAACTCAAGGTCCTCAATGTGGACATAGAGTTTGTAGGTGGGTGCTGCAATACTCGCGACAGCCGGAATCGAAGCAATTGTGTTAAGCGCAATAGTTCCATAGACGGCAGTATTTAGATTAAAGTCCAAATACTCGCCAGTCCACAAAAACGGTACTGAAAGCTGAACCATAGTGTCAAGAGACAAATCCATACGAACGTGAGGCAACGCAGTACACGACTGCGAAGTAATATAACGAAGGGCGTTATTACCGGCGTTGGCATACTGCCAATTCAAAGCCAAAACCCCCTGGTGATAGGGTGTGGAGGCGACTTGCAAGGTGTAGACGAGCTTAAAACGAGCGCCATCAGCACCAGCCAAACGAGTGTAGCCATTAGGAAAATAGCTACTGAAAATGGTGTCTGTGGTGACTGTAGTAGCAAACAAATTTGTACGAACACCAGTAGTGAGAGTACCGTTACCAACCATTCTAGGACGCGAGAAATAGCTGAGTAGATCTTGAAAGTCATTCTGCGGTCTAGCAAGGCCCGAACCGGCGAAATGTTTTCCAAGGACGTCCACCGACTCACACGCCTCAGACAGGAAAGTAGTGACTCCTGTTGTCTCATTGGAACCGTTGATAGTAAGCGACGTGATTGTGTCGCACACTCCATTTTCATCACGAATGGAGCTAGGGTTAGATTCATCCTTATCTGTAGCGAGACAAATTAGAATGCGTGGCGGTCTCACACCAAACGCAAGCTGCCGCTTTTCTCTGGGCAAACAGAGTCAAGGGGCACTACAAAAACCCAAGGAATTGAAGTGCCGCTTTTCTCTGGTCGACCGGCCCTGAGTAGTAAGGTTGAAAAACCACGGTCACCGGTGGCGCCCTGTCCGCGTGTGCCTTTCATTAGTGGCAAGGCATTTACATTGCACACGCGCGTATTTGCAACCACCTCAGTACCAGTTGTCAGTCCTGGAACGGACTAACGCCAAGTACTGGCTTTGTTCCAACAATACGTCACTGACGTGGCGCCGCTTCAAGAAAACTTCTTCGATGAGAGGAGCATATTGACTCCACAAACGTGGCTCATGCATGCTCAACTCCTCGAGAGTCGTCTCGAGAACGTCAATGATGATCTTCTTCTCAAGCTTCTTATTCTTGCACCAATAGCAAGTGTACAAGAAGCTATCAAGTTCGAGAGGGCACAACCACCGGTTGTCTCTCTCAACAAAACGCCTCTTCAGAAACGTGAGGTCCGTAAGGGACATCGTAGTTTCGTAATCCGTGCCCTTATTGCCAGGAGTATAGCGCACGGAAAACTCCCTATCGAGGGCCAAGGCCACGGTCTTCTGATTGAAGTCTTCCGCCCTCTCCTCAGAAACGTTGCTGACGTTATCGTCACCGTAGGTGACGGAGCTCACATGATCCCAAAAACCAGCAAGGTCGTTGGTGTTCGAAATGTAAGCACCAACGAGGAGAAAAAGCGAGTACATCGAGTTCACAATAGTTGTGAACGGATGCCCACTGGGCAAGGATTTGTTCCACTGGTAGATGTACCGCTGATCGCTCCCAAGTCCACCGATGTGCCGTGAATGTACGAGATCAAGCCAGAGGACACTGCGGACGCGTGCATTGTCAGGACCATCGTCATACCACTTGTTGATGTAAGCCAAAATCAGCTCGTGGACGCATGGCTGTTCAGACGCATCAAACGCCTTGAAATCACCGTCAAAGCACAAAGGACCCTTAATCGTCAAGCGATCAACGAGCAAGTCCCAATCGCTGTAGGCGCATATGCCCGGAGCCATTCCCGAACGAGTGTGTTTGCCCATAACGGCGGCGCTGAAAGCCCCAAAGTACATCCTCCACGCGATGGTGTAATCCAAAGGCGCAGATGAGATGAGCCTTGTAGCAACAGCATCAACCTTCTCACGCGAGCGCAGCTCATCCTTCAAGAAGTCCACAAAAACATGAGCGAGCCTCACATTACGCTTCGCAGAGTCGATAATGTGGTCAACGCGTTCACGCAACTCGATGGCCTTAAGGCCTGTGAGATCGTAATCGTCACCCTCTCCAAAAAATTCCTTCTTCCCATTGCGAACATCATAAACGTAAGGGAAGCCAGCCGCAGTCCCTCGAGGTATGCTCCTGAATTTTTCCTGGGGCACACCCTTCACAGCCTCGTCAAAACTGTAAATCCTGCGCGGAGAATCAGCCGTAAGTTTCGTCAAAGGCTTCATTGCCACGTGTAGGCAATTCCGCAACCAGCTCT